GATTTTAGCAGTATCAACAACATCAGAAATAGCACTATGAGCTTGACCATGAGATTGTAACCCAAAGAACTCTTTCAATGTATCCATCTTATAGTTTTCTGGTTCAGGCATATTCTCAAACCAATAAGTAATGTAATGAAGTAAGTCCATGTTGCCCATCTTGGCGAATGGATAATCAAGTTTATGCCTATCACACATGTTACGAATAATGATATCATCAAACCCATCTACATTATAACCACTATATGCTGGTTCTGTAAAGTAGATTCTTCTCATTGGGTCTTTTTCAATATGATACTTCTGCAAATAAGAACAGAAGTTTTTCATAGCGACCTTTTGTGATTTACCTTTTTTCCAAGTACTTACAATGTCAGCAGATGAACAACCTCTGGTTGAAGCGTGCCAATCAATAGTTTTTTGAACACCCGTTGTAAAGTATTCATCCTTATCAATACCGGGAGGTTTTACTGTAACCTCAAAGGTATCATCCATCTTTATTTCTAAAGTTCTAGGATTAACTGGAACTGCCGCAATCTCTACTGGATTAGCAGTAGTAGGATCAGGTCCATCAGTTTCCAAATCATAAACAATAATCCAACGATGATTCATTATTCAACTCCTGCTAAAATATCTGCAACGGACATAACTTTGTCCAACATTGTAATACCCAACACATCAATTTTCAATAGTCCAACTTCCTCACAACTTGGTCCTTCAAATCCAGCGATGTAACCTTTATCATTTGCATCAGTAGACCTAACCATAGGACAAGTATCCGAAATCTTATATGGTGAAATCACAACGCCAGCAGCGTGTTTAGATTGAATAATCTTGGTTCCTTCTAAACGTATAGCTTGCTTAAAAATCTCTGCCCTATCACCAACAAGTTCTCCATCCTCATTAATTTCAACCCAATCTTTAAACATTTTAGGATTGTTTTCAATGCACCATCTAATGATAGAAGAAGTTCCAAGTTCCTCTTTCATCTCTTGAAGTTCATCAGCAATACTTGCTTCATCTAAAATATATTTAGTCATAGCATTTTGCTCTGTAAATGAAATACCACCTACAGCGTGCATGACTCGTTTCAATGCAGAACGACCCTTTAAAGTTGTATAGGTAACGATTTGGGCTACATTATCTTCACCATATTTATCTCTAACATATTCAATAACTTTAGGTCTTGCTTCTTTAGGAACATCAATATCAATATCCGGCCAACTAATTTTACCCGGAGAGTTACGACCTGCATTATAAAATCTTTCAAAAAGTAGGTCTGCTGGAATAGGATCAATCTGTGTAATATCAATCAGATAAGAAACCATACAACCAGCAGCACTACCACGACCGGGACCAGTAATGTATCCATTCTCATGACAGAACTTAATAATATCACGAACGATTAGAAAGTAACTACTCAAACCACAAGAAAGAAAAACTTCTAGTTCATGATTAACTCTTTCACCATAAACTTTTAGTTCTTCCTCATCATCAATATGTGCCATCTTCTTTTTCCAACCTTGGCGACATAGATGACGTAAAAAATCATCTGGAGTCATACCACTGGGACATTTAAAAGTAGGTGGATTAGGAGCAGAAAGAATACTATAATCATCACACATATTTGCAATCTTATTAGTATTTTCAATCTCTTCATCAGTATGCCATTGTTTCATTTCTTCAAAAGAAGGAATATGAAAGTTATCTGACTCAAAGAAGCATTGTAACCCCACACTATTACCTTGCTTAATATCCATTTGGATTTGACCTAGAGTTTTCTTCAATGAAGTACATAAAAGAACTCTTTGGTCAATTGCATCTTCTCTACGGGCATAATGTGCATCTGGAGTAGCAACACAAGGAGTATTTGTAATAGACGCAATTTCCCTTAGACACTCAGCAACTTTTTTACTAAATGGATTACGATCAGAATCAACCATTTGGATTTCTACATAGAAGTTATCTCCAAACAATTTTTTTTGTAAATTAACTGCATCAATACCAAGCTGTTGCCAATTAGGAAGAATCTTGTCATCTTTACTAATTGAATTGGCAAGATACGATCCTAGATGACCACTAAAAGTAATTAAGTTACTAGTATCTACTTTACTAATATCATAAAAAGAAATTCTAGGTTTATGATAGAATCTATCTGGATGATTTGACATTGCTACAAGTTCAAGTAATGCTTTCCAACCTTCTAGATTCTTAGCAAGGATGACTTGATGAAATAATGCTTTATTATCTGGAGTTCTATCTTTTGAATCCCCATGACAGATATAAACTTCACAACCCAAAATAGGTTTAAGTCCATTATCTTTCATGGTTTTAACAAAATCAACAGCACCACTAACTGTGCCATGGTCAGTCAAGGCACAACTAGTGGCACCGATGTCTTTGATACGGGATGCAATTTGCGACGTTTTAGAAAGTCCATCCAGCAAACTATATTCAGAATGGACATGAAGTGGCGTATAACTCATTCAACACTCCCCGGTGCTTTATAAGAAGCGAAATTAAACTCTGGTGCATTATAGTTTTGAACAACCCATTCAACACCTTTCTTTTTAATCATATATTTAATCTGCTCACACTTTGTCATATCTCTATTATACCTCATGTTTTTGATAGGTTCAATATGTGTTCCTTCAAAACTTGTCATTCCAGCATGACACAACTTTCTACACTTCCATGCCTGAGATGGATCTGTCTCTTTAATAAGTGTCGGTTGTTGAGTTGCTTTAATGAACTCAAACTTCTTTTGTATCATCTCTTTTGTCTTTGGCAAGTCCTTATCTTGAAAATGGACAGTAAAAGGACCACCATCATTAATAAAGTAAATAGTAATAAGAAAAGTTTTTGCTTCTGGAAATCTATGAGACATAGCAAGGTGATACATACGGAGTTGAGCATCACGCCAGAGTTTCTTTTGGTCTTTAGTTTCCCCTGTAGCCCAATCTAAACGCTTTCCAGTCTTCCAGTCAATAATCTCATACACACCATCTCCAAGGTCTGTAACGAGGTCTACGGTGCCTTTCATGGACAGATAACCGTCTAGCTTAGTTCCATCTGGAAGTTCATGTTCATACTTTGCCCATTCTTCTTTTATTTCAAAATCAAAATGTGGTTCAGCAGCAACTACATTCATATTCCTTGGATCAAACATTCCATCATTGATTGTTAATGCTCTCCAAGTCCAGTTTTTACAATCTTTTAAATCTGCACCAGTCCATTTATGATGACTAAATGCTGCGGTATAATAGTTATAAACTTTCTCTACAAGTTCTTCTAAATATTTTGCCCTATAGTCAGCAGTTTTAGTTTCTCCAACTACATCATCAATAAAAGTTTTATGACCATCTTGTGCCGCCTTTTTAGCAATCGCTGCTATTTCTAGTACTTTATGAACAATAGTTCCTTTATCTGCTTTTTTATTACTTGGACCTCTCCATCCAAGAAAGTATTCTACCAGATATTGTTGTGGGCAGAATCTATGACAGTTAAAAGAACTACTTCTAAAATAAACAATTGGGATACCCATTAACTCACCTTTGATCTAAAGGGATGAATTCTATTATCTGTTATAATCTTATATAATGCTTTAGTTGTAGTATCAATATCTCCTTCTGGTAATAGATAGTCACACAGAGATAAATCTACTTGCTCACTACTATGTGTATCTTGACCATTTACAATATCTCTTGGTAATCCAAATACAATACCACCCTCATCTTGAACACCTTTAATCTCATTAGGAAATCTTACATCAGAAATAAGTGCAAGTTCTGGTCTATCTTTTCTAATCCTACGAATACAAGCATCAAACCAAATGTTCTCATACATCTTTCTACAAATATCAGATCCAAAGTATTGTAGGACTTCTCTACCAGTCATTGGTCCCGGTTTATGATGAATAACCCCAAATGCCTTACATCCGGCATCTAGATAACCATGAGAGAAAACTTCTGTAGTAGTTATTCCTGGCATATTCTCCCATAATAGATGAGTAGGAGAATTCTTTTCTTCATTAGTCCCATATACCTGATGATGTTCAAGACCCAATATATCAATAGCAAATTCTTTCAATGCATCTGCAAAAGCATAAATCTTACAGGGTCCAAAACTTTCTAGAAGTTGAGATATATCAACATACTCTTCAGTGAGAGGTATCCAGTCGGAACCAGATACCTGCTCACCAAAAAGATCAGAAACTAAAATTTGACCTTGTTCATTCAGACTTGCATTTTTACATACTCCATACTCATGGAATTTAAGCATCTGTAAAAAGTTACAACATGTATTTTTACCGCTTTGTTTTTTTCCAGCAAATCCTAGAATCTTAGTCATTATTCACCTTCTACTTGAGGTTGCTGTGGAGGAAACATCTCTTGCAACAAATCCAAACATCCCTTGGCATGTGCCATCTTATCTACCAACTTTGCACATTCGCCAACAGTATCTGGGTGTTCTCCAACACCAACAGAACTATTGAGATAAGTCAATAGATTTGCCTTGGCAGCTTGTAAGTTTGCTTGATAAATAAGAACCAATGCATTTACTTTTTCATTCATTTGTAATAATCCTTTGCTTCTAAAACCTGTGGTAAAATTAAACTACGAATATCATTAAGATTCATTTCGCCAATATCATTTGTATTAATGACTGGTTTATAAATCCTGTATTGATTTGAACATGTATCAATGATTTTAGCAGCAGCATTTTCACCCGCTTCATCATTGTCCATGAGAATAATTAAAGACATAGCACCAAGACCATCTAATAAATCCTTTTGAGATTGATTAAGTGCTGTTCCAAATATCGCAACTGCATTATGAATACCTGCCTCTTCTAATCTCCAAACATTTCCGGGTGACTCTACAATAATTGCCACACCAGATTTTGAAATATGCTCTTTTGCATACCAATAATTATACAACCATTTTTCCTTCTGGAAACCTTTTGAGTGTCTCCATTTTGGAAAAAACTTACATCTTTCTTCTGGGTCATGATAAAATTTACATTTGTTACATTGGTCAAAAATACTCCTTCCACTAAATCCTACAATATAGTCCATACTATGAGAATAAATAGGGACAATACAGCGGTTATACATCTGCTTGCCCCTAGTTGAACAGAAACCAACATCATACTTATCTAGTGTCTCCGCAGAATATCCTCTATCTATATAGTATTGTGCAGGGATTTCTGTCTTAGACCTATAAAAGTCTCTAGTGATGATAGTTTCTGGTTTATCCTCTTCCTCGCCAAACATAGTCCAAACCATAGTATTGAACTGTTTCATCTCTAGCACAGTATTGCTTTTCTGTTTAATATCACCAAACTTCTGCCCAGTAATCTCAAGTAGAAAATCAACTGTTTCTTTAAATGATGCTTCTCTATCACCAGATTTTTCCCATTCATATCTAGCTCTAGATAAGCAACCCTTAATAAAACCAATCATAGTTTTACCAAAATGGTCTTCACAACTATGGGTTCTACACTTCCAATGTACTACATGATCTCCGGCAGGATAAAAGTTACAGGCAACTGGATTGTCACCACCATGAACTGGACATGGAGATTTGATTAGTTGGTCATTCCTATATTTAACTTCAATGTTAAAATACTCATAGATGTTATCAATAAACTCTACAGCATCCCAGCATAGTTGTTCAAGTTTTGCCTGATCATTGTAATCATCAGAATGGGACATCTTCTTTGTCACCTTGGAATTCTTCGTCATCATCGACATAGTTACCACCATCCTCTAATTCTTTAGCAGTAAGACCTTCTTCTAAATGAGCGAACTGACCTTTCATCTTTACGTTGATATAATCTTTGTCTTCTAGACCCTGACCATGACGGGCGATAATAGGAACCAACTTACGATTCCCATGTTCTTCTCCATCCTGTGCAATCTCTTCATCTGATTTAACCTTATAAATAGTAAAGTTAGAGCAAAGCCAAATGATTCTATCTGATCCCGAAGCAGCATCTGTACTCTCTTTAGTAATACCGTCACGATTCAACTGTATAAATGATAATATAGGAACTGAATATTTCAAGGCAAAATTATGAAGTGCAGTCATCATAAATCCAAGTGCCTGAAATTCGGCAACATCTTTAATATCTGCACTATTCATTAACTTCAAGTAATCATAAATAATAACACATTCTTTAGCAGTTCCATCAGGATTAAGTCCAACATGTCTTGCTAACCATCTTCTCATAATAGCAAGTTGATCTTCAAATGGTTTTCCACCAATATTGATATGATAATATGGGATACCTTTTACTGCTTGTGTTTTATTATAAACTCTATTTCTACATACTGCATCAGTATCAAATTGACCTGATTCAATAGCATTAATAGCAACTTGTGATTCAGATGCAATAGCACGATTACGGAAATCATTAAACATCATTTCTGTATCAAGGTCTAATACAGGAATACCCTTCTTGGCAATATTCATCCCCATATTCTGGGCCAAGAGTGTTTTTCCGGTCTTTGGCCTTGCACCAATAACATTAACAGTGCCACGGCGAAGTCCACCACCAATAGCAAAATCATAACGTGAGAAACCTGTTGGGACTCCAACCTGTTCAACTTTGTTTTCTGCAAGTTCATTTAAGTACTCATCAACATCTTCAAATAGTTTCTTTGGATTTTCATCACCACCATTTAGTAATGACATAAAATCAAAAATAGACTCTTCAGCAATACCAAGGATATGTGATAGTGGTTCATGACCTTTAAGATGTAAATACTTTTCTCTAGTGATTTCCAACTGGTCATAGATACTACCAGCAATTTTTAACTTTCCAACAATCTGTGCAAAACTTCGTAAGTTTGTTTTATCAACAGGGAACTTAATAATACTTGCTAAATGCTGTTGCTCTGATTTACTAGACAAAAATTCAGAGACACCTATTGCTTTTGCTGCTGATAGAATGGATGCTAAATCTACAGTAGTTTTTTCTTCTACTGTAAAGATGTGTTTTAGACATGAGTATATCAGTTGATTTGAATCAAGTGTAAAGCTATCTGGTTCTACTAAATCTGCTACATCATAGTATGCATCAATACCATACCTACAAACACCAGCAAGTATCGCTCGCTCTGCTGCTACATCTTGAAAAGGCATACAAATCTCCAAGTAAAAAATGCCCGTTTTGGTTAGGATCAAGTTTTAAGATAGGAACGGGACCGAAACCTACTTACTACGGAACTTGATAACCGTTAACCGGGACTACAAGAACATTTATTACACTTATAACGAAAACCATCTTCATCTTTAATGACAAGTGCTGGCGAAACCTTTTCAGTCTTGCCACAACTTCTACATCTCACTTCAATTCTACCAGAAGGTCTACGACTTGTCAATCTTTCTCTTTGAATATGGACATTATTTTTTCTATCTGACTT